GGGTCACCCTTCTCGCACTTCCTTCACACCTTTATATATTACTCTTCTTTTAACTCATTGTCAAGTATATATTCGACGGTTGTTGCGACATCATTCATAGCATCACGAAGTTCTTCTTGACTACCAGTGTGTTGGGTCATAATACCAGTTTCAGTAAGAGACCATCTCCATTCTTTCATTTGCTTATTGTACCAAAGATTTATAACCATTTTTCCTCCTTAATAAGCCAACTATCGGACTTGAACCGATGACCTGAGCTTTACAAAAACCCTGCTCTATCCATCTGAGCTAAGTTGGCATTCAATCTACAGGCATAAGTTCTGGGTTTTCTAATTCTAGATCGTACATCATTGGATGACATTCTTCCATCATTAGATACATAGATGCTCGATACAGATCCTCAGGTTCCCACCTTTTTTCTTCGTCTGCTAATTTGATTACTTCTGGATGTTGCTTGGCAATTTCGGGAAGTTCGTCAAAAGTAAATGGAACATTTTGAATGTAATAAATGAGTATCAGAGTTTCTCCCTTATTATACCAAGCATATTTTGTTTCTATGCGGTATTTCATGGGACTATAGTGTACCCTAAACATATTTAGGGAATGGGAGTGGGGGGACTTGAACCCCCACGAACTTTACGTTCAACAGATTTTAAGTCTGGTGCGTCTACCGATTCCGCCACACTCCCAAAAAATCAAGGATAATATTCCTTGTAGATATCATTGTCATCATCGTCTAATGACATTTCTACCGTTTCTTCAAGAACCCAAGAATCCTCACTTTCTAGATAATTGACCATTTTGTCCCAGAGTTCAGGTGGGAAGTCATCGATGAACATTCCCCAAGTTCCTGGATTCTCGTCATCACCATCAGGTTCCCAAGTGCAGTATTTGATATCATTTTGATATTCGCAAAAGAGAAAGTCAAATACGTTAGATTGGTCCTCTTCAGTCTGACAGTAGATTTTAAGATTATTCAGTCTCATAGGTAGCAGGGTGAAATGCACAATATTCGTTAAAGGTGATTTTCATCTCCTTGTTGGTCAGACCCGCATTCTTTGCTGCTTTGGGCAAATTCCATTTCGCTGCGAATAACATTTCCATAGATTGTCGGGTTTCTGGTCTCATACTCGTAACACTCTAGAATTTCTTTGTAAAGGGATGGTCTGTACTCAATCATTTTTTAAAAACCCTACAGGTTAAAAATTTACCGGGATTTTTTTTCCACCTTTTTTGGAATTAAAGTTCGTTTTTGGTCAGGGGGTCAGCATACGCAAGTGTGTCTTCATCAAGGTTGTCACGACACAGTTCAAGCACTGCCATAAACTGATCCACGGTATCGCAATCCACGACACGTTCTTCACCCTCATTAGAGTAAAGGAAGAACTTACGGGACACGGGATCCACAACACATCGGGTCAGGTACTCGTCTTGCATGGGGTTCGTTTGATTACCTGCTTATTATAGGGCAATCAGGACCCTATGTCAAGACTTGGTTCCAAAGACAGTCGTAAATCCGATCGAATCTTTTAGTAATCTAAAAGTCATCACGTTCCAATTGGAATTGTTATAACTAGGAGTTCCAGTGTCCATCGCCCAAATAATTTTACGGGTAGTTCCTCCATCAAACTGATAGTCGGTTCCTGCAGTAACACTTCCAGGACCAGATCCCAGTCCGATCACTGTTACTTCACACATTCTGGAATTGTTATCTTGAAAATTGGTGAAGTTATATGTGGGTGTAACACCAAGAGTTCCGATTGCAACAGTTTCTTGAGAGACATCTATCGTAATCGTACTATTTGAAACTTGATTAAGAGGAACAATGTTATCATCTTGCGACAAGTGATTACCTGTCACCACCTTATATGCGTTATTAATTGTTGCCACCCCAATGGTAGCAACACCAACACCTAAACTATCTTCAACAAATAAAGTTGTATGTTCCCTAGCAGTGCCACCAACACCCACTCTCTTGGTGGTATGAATGCCAATTGGACTTCCATTTAAATCAGTGGCTGCCCATGTGGTTCCCGCACCAGGACCTGCTGTTATTGGAATAACACCATGACGTAATCGTTCATCTACCAGAAGGTCATATGTGGTCTGTCCAACTGCTACTCCTTGACCATCTGTTATTGATGTATCTATAACATAGTAATATTGTGCCATGATTTATCTCCTACTTGTTGATACTGTAAATTGAATTGTCACCTGGATAATCATCAGATGATTCTCCTTTATATTCTACGATCAGTTTCTCACCGTCTGCTCTTTCTGCATGAACAAGATAAAAACAATCAATATCCGTTCCATTTCCAGATCTGACTTTAATTCTACTTCCCCACTCAATACCATCGACGGTAAGATCTTGAGATGTTTTGATTTGAGTTAAAGTCACAGTTATGGATTCTGGATCAACCAATCCTCTCCAGTACTCAGGTAATTCAATGACACTCTTTCCTGTCAATCTACCTCTGCAATAGACACCAGATTCTGGTCCCTCTAAACATACATGACGGAGACGATGACCCTCCTTTGTTGGGTGTGGAATATCAAATGGTTTTCTAGTGGTTAAAGTAATGCCAGCAGCAGAGACTTGAGTTCCTGCAGTTACCGTATTAGCAACTACAACACTATTGTTTACTTGAATATCATCAACCTGAAAATTGCGGTGATACCAAGGTAGACATGCCTCTTCAGGATACTTGTCCTCGTCTATGTTTCCCTTCCAAATCCAATCAAAAGAGGTAGACTCATTGCCCCACCCTCCCGCTTTTTCGTCACAATCTTTTCCAGATTCTGCTTTTATAAATTCTCCTGCCATAATTAACCTCTCTTGTCGTAGTGGTATCCAGAAACGGAGTATTCATCGTTGTTTCCTGGGTAATCTGCTGGTGTTTCTCCCTCGTATTCAGGAATTAATCTTTCACCATCGGCACGCGTGCCATAGATATGGAAGAAACAATTGATTGGCATACCTCCTTGTGCTTGAAGATATACTTTCTCCTCATCAATTCTCTTCACAATCACATCCTGATGTGCTCCGATTGGAGTAAGATTGACTGTAATTGTTGTCCAATCAACCAACTCTTTCCAATATGTAGGCAAAACAATTTCCTTTTTATTTGTGACTCTACCTCTAAAATACACATCATTAGAAGGACCCTCAGGACAAGTATGCCTCAGTCTCCAACCTTCTTTTGTTGGGTGTGGAATATCAAAGTTCTTTTTAGCAGCAAGAACATGACCACCGCAATTGGAAATCACATGTCCTTGTGCAAAAACATTCATTCCAACACCAAGGTTCATGGCAGTATCCACTGGTCCCATAAAAGCAGAAGATCCACTTACTGCTAAAGAGTAGGGATTATTTACACCTGAGCACAATAATCCAGGAATAAGTGGACCAATTAAATTATCACTATTGGTGAGTGGTGCAATATTAACAGTAGCATAAGGCCATGGAAATGTTGTGGGATTTCCCATAACAACAGGTCCTTCAATACCTGCTGATCCATTAACTCTTGTGACCCCTTCTCCAATGGCAGGGAAGATGCCAGTTCCTACTTTTATCTGACCACCAACATTGGCGTCGTCTAAGTTAAATGACATGTTTACCTCTTACGCTTGATTATTTTGTTGCATGTATCTTTGACCAGCAACTTTAGAATCTTTAACCGCGACTGCATCAGACACCCCACGGATAACTGATCCATACATTTTAAGACAACTGTTTCCAATTACCTCTGTAATTCCGGTTGATAAAATTTTAGTATTATTCTTTGAAGAAAATTGAATTTTCTTTGCTTCTCCTGTGATATTTTCAGTTGCATTCATTCTAATGTTGCCCTTATCAACACTTCCACCAACAGCAATAAGTTCAATATCAGTTGCTTGCAATCTTATTTTACCATTAGTTGCAATAATGTCAATGTTACCATTCTTAGCATTGATCATGCAAGTATCACTTTCTTCAGTTTTATTACTTCCACATTCAACTTGAAAATTTCCTGGACTCATGAAAGTAGTCCATCCATTTCTCTGCCCATCTTTATCCATGGACATAAAATGCTCACCATCAGATGCTTGGAGCATGATATCTGAAGTTACATCTGCTCTTTTATGAATTTTACCAAAGGCAATTGATCCATGATCATTCCCGTATTTAATAGCAGTATAATTCTGCTTCAGGTTAGACCCACCGGCAGCTGTATTTGGGACTCTATCATTCTTAGTATTCGGGTTTGTCGCCATTTCTATAGGATAGGGTGTGTACTATCTAGATAAGATTTTGGGGAGTTCCTGGGATGTTAAGTCTAGGATCATTACTAGAAACATCTGTGCCTTGTCTGAGAATTGCAGAGGGTCTAGTTGTGACTCTGGCATCGATGCTCTCCTGCAGAGTTGCATAGACAGGAATAAGTTCTCCAATGGTTTCATAAACACCTGCGAACAACTGACCATCTTTAGAGAATACAGATCCATAGTAAGGTTTACCATTGACATATCCAGTCTGTTTTAATCCAACTAAATCAGTGACTTGAATGATGTCCTGTGGATCAAATACGTCCTCAGGAACGACAATTGTATCGTGAATAGGGACTCCTCTAAATCCAACTCCTGTTTGGGATGGAATTGTAATTGGCTGTGTAATTGTAGTAATAATTGGAGGAGGAGTAATTTTAGTGACCCTACCGAAACCATCAACTTCAATTGGAACAGGAATATCTCCGATCAATGCTCTGTCTCTAGGATCATAGTTAATTCCTGGAGTAATAATATCAGTATCTTTAACCACAACTATTGTTGGAGTGCCCTCTCCTGGAGGAGTTGTAAATCCATTTCCAGGTTGTTTTATAATAATGTTTTCAACTCTTCCTTTTCCTTCTATGACTTTTGGACATGGAGGTGGCACTAATATTGCAGATATTCCAATGGGATTATTTTGCCATGATGGTAAAGTATCGACTTCTATCTTTGTGTCTTTGAGTATTCTAACGGCAAATCCTGTTGGATTATTACCAACCAAGACGTTACGTCTAAATGTTAGGTTGTTACAGACCACCGTTAAAGTGTAAGTTCCTTGTGAAATTTCTGCATATGTAAGTTCAGGAGTTCCTCTGAATCCTCTAGATTTTTTTATCAGTTTGCCATTAATAAAAAGATTTGCATCATCATCTGATTGGAAAAAAACTTTGTAACTGCCAGACTGTGGAAAATTAACGTTATTCCAAGTATACGTTCTCTCTCCAGTAATATTATCATTATCCACATCAATTGGTGGAATGAATGGAGAGACACTATGTCTAGCCATAAACTGACTCCAATTTTTATTGTTTATAGTAAATAATTCTGGACCATCATAGTCTACCCCATCAATGTTTCTATTAGTAGTGGGTCCCTCACTGTCAACTTTAAATGTCAAAGAATAAGTGTTTCTCCTTTGAGTTCCTTGTCCAGAAGTTCCTTCAACACCTCGTATCTTTTCACCTGGAGTAAACAATCCTTTATTAACACGAATCTGCATATCATCATTATCATTTACAGATCCAATCGCATCAGCAAAGATAAGATTAGAAGGACCAGCACTTTCGTTTCTTGGATTATTCCAACCCTTTCTGAAATTTCCTGGCTTAAGACATCCCTGTTCTAAGACAATTGGAACAGTGTTTGTACTAAGAGAGATAGTTTCAATTTGTTCTCCTTCCTTACCTTTCTGTTTAAATGTCTTACCACCAACTTTTAATTCCCCGACTGCTAGACCAGCACTTCTAGGATTATCATCCCATTTAAATTTCAAGGTAAAATTACCGCTGCCTTTTGTAATGATATTAGCACCATCATCACTAAATCTAGCAGTTAATCCTGGTGATGGTGATTCAATACTCAACTGTGCATTGGGATCATCTCCATGCTCATCCAAATATTTGATTTTTTTACGTTCAACCTTACCAATTTTTGCCCGTCTTCCTCTGCCCTTTGTTCCTGGTTCTGCTACTACGATTGGTAATTTTGTCTCAGTATTGACAGTTATAGGTTTAGCAGTAGAAACTGATTCTACTTTGTAGTTTGTATTTGGCAAAACATTTATTGTTCTATCGTATAAGTATGTTCTTCCTCTCCCGGTATCTCCTCTAACTGGTGTTTGCGATTTTATTACAAAGGAATCAGTTCCATCTTCGGAAGTAAATGCAAAATTAATTGCACAGTTTGTTTCGGATCCTTGACCATAAACTTCAAATTTAACCGGAACTTTTCCCCTACCAGTTTGTTTTTTTCTCCAATCCTTGGTATCAAAGATTTTCTTTTCAATTGTTTCTGTTCTAGTTTGTGGTTTGTTATCAACTTGAACTGTAATGGTATGTTTACCCTTTTCTAGATAAAACTTTTTGAATGGGGGAGAGACTGCACCAAATCCTGCTAAGGATCTTTGACCTGAAATATATGTTTTATTAAAATATCCCCCCTGTAGAATTACTTGACCATCAACCAAAACCTTTCCACCATTATCAACAGATCCTTTCATTGCATGGAATCCCGAGAAAGGAATGTCAACTGTCCAAGTGTTTTCATATACAACTCCAGAACCATCAGTCCCATCCTTTCCAAAGGGGGGAATGGGAGATATTGCATATCTATTCATGAACTTCGACCAAGTTCTTGATCCATCAGAAGCTTTATGTGTTACTGGCCACCACCTTCCTTTTTCCGATCCACCAAATCTTGTAGTCCATGTTGGATTTTCTGGACATCTACCCTCTGCTAGAACTCTAGGAGATTCTGGAATCGGTGGCAATGGTGCATCAATTGTAAGTGCAGCTCCAAAAGGATTATCATGCCAACTTCTAGAAGAAATTCTTCTCTCCTCAAGGATGTCAGAGGTAATTTTTATCGCAAGAGCCATCGGATTCAAACCCTTAACCGGATCTGCTTGAACATCTGTCACTTTACCAAGAGAAAGGGTGGCATTGAGATCGAATCCATTACCGATGTCATCATCAAATTCAATATTTTTACCTCCGTCAACAACTCTATTACCGGTAGTAGGAGAAGAACCGCCCACAATAATTTTATATTTTTTACCTGCGGTGAATGTTCCAGATCCTGTGATAACTTCTTTCTCTTTATATCCTCCTCCCTTTCTTGATCTCTTCAAGGTAACTTGTCCAATTCTTACATTTGTGAGAGAGTTTCCAGAAATTCTAGAGTTATCATCAGTTCTTAATCTAAAATTGATTGTTCCTGTTCCATTTCCATCCACAACTAGGAAAAGATCATTTCCTTGCTTAGAAAATCTTGGTCTGAGAAGAAAACCATTTGAACCAGATGACGTTTGACCAAATCCAAATCTTCCGCCTGGTATTTGATGTAATTCTGCTCTAATTCTGTATTGTCCTTTCTTGAAGAATCTAGTATACGTGCTCTTTCCACTTCCTCTACCATCTCCGATGAATCCATTTTTTTCAATGATAACTTCATCTCCACCCTTTTCAATGTCACGGAGACCATTACCAATACCCATGGCACCTTGACCGGTTCTATTGCCGATGAATAACTTTACCCTATCATCAACTTCAATATCAATTTTATAGTTTCCATCTGCAGGAAAAGAAACATGCTCCCAACGAATTAAATGAGTTCCATCATATGGATTGTCATTTAAAACTTTTGAAGTGTCAAATGGACAGATACCATATTCATTAAGAAATCCACCCTTGTTATAGACATTTGTTCTCCAAAGTTTTCTGTCTGCTTTGTCAATGTAATCAATAGTATTGAAAATATCTTTGGTTACATCTAAATTTGCTTGACCATTAACTGGTTTTGCCTCTGCATCAACTCTAAATGTCAAGTCCCAGGTGCCTCTCTTCTGAGTTCCTTGTCTGTGAGTGCCAGTTATGCTTCTTTTATTTGATGGAGTAAAAATACCCGATCCACATCTAACTTGTGCGTCATCATTGTCATTTACTGAACCAACTACATCAGCAAAGATGACATTCGATTTTCCTCGACCACCCTCTATTCCTCTTCCTCCTTGTTTAAATTTATCTTTCTTAAGAGTTCCTTGCTCTACTACTAATGTGCTGGCAGAATTATTTTTGGTTACCGAAATAATTTCTTCCTGTTCTCCTTTCTCACCTTTTTGTCTAAAGGTTTTGCCTCCAACTTTTAATTCACCAACTGCGAGACCAGCACTCTTAGGATCATCATCCCACTTAAGTCTTAAAGTAAAATCACCATCACCTTTTGTGATAATTCTAGACCCATCACTACTGAATTTTACAGATAGTCCTGGAGATGGTGATAAGATTTTAAGAGATGCATTTGTATCATCTCCATGCTCGTCCAGATACTTAATCTTTCTATTCTCAACATTACCAATTTTTGCACCTTTTCCTCTACCTTTTGTTCCTGGTTCTGCTATTACGATTGGAAAACTATTTTCTTTTTTGGATGAGGCTTGAGCAGTAGAGACTGCTTGAACTTTGTAGTTAAGATTTGGAAATAAATTTACTTTTCTAGTATATGAGTATCTTCTAGTGTTACTGTCCTCTACTTTTGGTTTTAATGTAAAAGTGTCTTTTCCATCTTCAGAGGTGAAGACAAAATTAATTGCTATATTATCAGCAGCACCTGATCCATAAACATCAAAGTCAACTGCAACCTTTTGTTGATCGGTGAGATTTCTGGTTATCTTTTCATATTGGGGAATATTAAATAAATCAACTTTAATTTTGTGAACACCAGCATGAACAGTTTTCTTGATAATATTTTTAGGAAGGGGATTGCCTCTAAAGTTTCTTACTTCCATAACTATGTCATTGTCAAGATAAACCTTGCCAATGTTATCTGCCATGCTTTTAAAAATATATTCACCAGTGTATGGGAAATCTTCTTCCCACTCAAAAGTACACCATCTACCTGGATAGTCAGTACCAGGAACATTGGACATTGGTGTAGGACAGATAGCATATTTGTTCATAAAACTATCTGTTTTTGTTTTAGTAATTTTTTGTTTTACAGTAACAGTGTCATCTTTGAACTCATAGGTTAAACCATAAGTGCTATGACCATCGGGTTTTTCGGGTAATCTTTCTGCAGTAAATATACCTTGAGTTGCTCTAACTTGCAGGTCATCATTATCATTAGCAGACTTTGTTAAGTCTGCAAAAATTACTTGTCCTTTTTTTCCTTTAATTTCTTTTGGTTTTCTTCCAAGACCAGAAACAAGACCCTGTTCAGTGCCCCCTCCTCTGAATGATGCAGTGGAAGTAACTTTGTATTTGGTATTTTTCTTTACTCTCTTTGTTACTCCATCTGTGGTTTTACCGGCGCCTGGGGGTGATGCCAAATAATTTCTAGCTCTAAAAGCAAACTTATGTGACCCATCTTCAGCAGTGAAGATAAATGCTAAACCGGAATTAAGGTGTTCATCAGTTTTTCCAAGTTGAGTATAAACCTGAAAATCAATATCAATAAAATCTGTATTTGATGTTTCGATTGAATCTTTTGTTAAGAGATTTGCCCACTCTGGGTGCTTAACATTATGTACTACTCTAGTTGATTTATCATTAAATGTAACATTCAATGGAATCTCTTTTCTTGTATGCCACCAGGGATTTTTAAATTCTTTTAGAAAATCTTGATATTTTTGTATCTCTAATCTAATCGGATCGTCTTGAAAATTAGCAAACAGTGTAGGATCCCACTCACCAACGATCTCACCATTAACTCCAAACCTATTTCCATATCCTGTAAAACCTGCAGGACCATTGTCAGGATTAAAATCATATATCTCAAAATCTTCTTCAGTATCATACTCTTCAAGGATGGTGGTGGTGGTTATTCCAATCTCAGAGACTGCCACTGCACCAGCAGCAATTCTTTCTGGATCAATTATACTAACCTTTGGTGGATACTTATATCCAAATCCACCATGAGTAACAAGAGCATCTAATATAGATCCATCGTCACCAATTACGGGAACTGCTCTAGCACCAACTCCTGCACCACCACTAAGCACAATAACTGGATTATCTTTAATTGGAGCCGTACCTCCAGTACCACCTCCAATATCAGTGCCACCTCCATCTCCAGTGCCAGTGCCAGTACCACCAGTGCCACCACCAGTGCCACCACCAGTGCCACCACCAGTGCCAGTACCCCCAGTGCCACCCGCAAGATCTGTAGGATCTAATCCTTTTATACCATCACAAGTTCCTTCTGCTGCATTTTTTGAAGGTAAAATATCCCTAGGACTAAGGTTGTTGACCTCATTGATATTTAAATATCTTGTCGAATCTCTAGTTTCAAGAATAAACTGGGTTCCTGGATTTTTAAACGCATGTTCATTTGCCTCCAAGACACTGAGTCCTTGAACATAACCCCGAGTGGTGGAGATATATCCAACTCTAATATCTTTTTTGGTAGTAGCAGCAAAAAGATCGAATGACATTATTGATTATACTGTGCTATTCCTTCATGTGATAATATTTATTACGATCAATAGATGTCTAATGCATCATCATCAATTGGTTTATTATCCTTAGAATCTTGAAGTGCTTGATCAAGTTCAGCTGATACTTCCGCCTCAGAAGCACCACCATAAGCTTGAGTAGGAGCATCAGCAACTCCCTTGGGAACTTCGGCAAAGGGAGTTGATTGTGTTGGTTCTGTTACGGTTGCAGTTCCTACACCTTCAGCAACAGAAGCAACACTGGGAGTTTGTGCGGGGGCTGCAGAATCACCACCACTACAAAAAGTATAAAAGTCTGATACTGCTGCATTTGGATCTAACTCACAACCAAAAACATTTAATTTTATATTAGCAAATGATAATGCACCTGCCATGCCTCCAGAAATATCTGGAATTAAATTTTGAATATCACTTAAACTATTCAATGTATCTGAAACATCTGAAATAGAACCACTAACTCCAGCTAAAGTTGATGTAACATCTTCAAGGTAAGTGTTCATATTATCAATTATATTGTTATTAGCACTATCTATTTGGTCTTTCTTTCCGGCTATGACTTGACTAACTAAATCTTCTGCATAACATATGGAAACTTGTGGATTTGTTTTTGCTCCATTCAAATTGCCATTATCGTCAATTCCAGCACTTGCTCTATCGTTAGCTTCTTTTTCAAGTTTGTCTGGTTTAATAGCATCGGTCAATGCTCCAGCGATTGTATCGCACATGCCATCAAACATTTTATTATAGAGGCAAAGAATAAGTTCAGTGAGAATTTCTTTCATATCACCAAACTGATATCTTAAACTAGATGGCAGTGCTGCAACAACAGCATTCATTGCTTTATTTAAAATCTTCAGAGCATATTCCATGATCTTATCAAATATTACTTTCATATACTTTGCAATTTCACATGCAAAACTCTTAATAAGATTTTTTATGTCATTGATGGTGCTAGAAACTGCATCAACATAACTCTGCAATGCTTGTAAATATTTGTCAAGTTTTCTTGTTAAATTTTCAATGGCAGTTTGAATTCCTTTCATAGCTGACCCGACAATATCATCAGGTTTCATCATTACTATCTTTTCATCACACTTTTCTTGTCTTTTTACATCTCCAGCAGTGATATGATGAACAGATTCATTCTCTAGAGTTGCACCTGGTTGTGGTTCAGCACCCGGACCAGCTTCTGCAGCATCTTCTTGGGCTTGTTGTTGCTCTGCTTGTTGTTGCTCTGATGCGACCTCAGCTTGCATCGATGCTGGAAGTTCTCCAGTTTTACCAATCTGTTTTTCCTCCTCAATCATTTGGAGAACTTCTGGATCTGTTACTTTATCTCCTGGTTGTCCTAAATCTCTTACTGGATTACTTGATGTCATTGTCTTACCCTCCTCACAGTGTCACCACCTCTACCACCTTGCCCTCTTCTCCTGGAGGGTTGTTTGATTACTTTATCTTGGTCAGGTGTGACTTCTGAAGCATTTCCTTTTGATTTTGATCCTGTAGAATAACCACTTTTTGCAATGCTACCTGCTTGTGCATTGGTAACTGCACTGTCTCCTATCACTTGACTGAGTTGTGTTTGAGAATTGTTACCCAAGACTCCCATGATAACAGGAACCTGTTGATCTTGACCGTCAAGAAAGAATCCGAACACCATGTTTCCCTGACGAAGTTGTGATGATGCTCCACTATTAGTTTGAAATCCACCTGCGGTAACAGGGTACATGATGTTAGCCCAAGGTAACTGATCAGAGGGAATTTCATTTTCTCCCTGATCATGAAGTCCTATAATTCTTACTTTATATCTTTTACCCCATCCAGGAACACTGTTTGAATCCTCATAATTTCCTGAATTGATATTATCTCTCCAAGTGGAATCGTCAGCAATCTGACCGACCCACCATAAAAAAGTTGATCCAAGAAATCCTGGATTAAATAGTGTTCCTCCTTCCATCAGTCGTCGTACACCAAACACTCAGGTTCTGAAGGGTTTTGATCACAATAAAGTTCCAAGTATGTAGGATCGTGATGGTCTCCTGCCTCTATCTCTTTTTTATGATGCTCTGCATATTCTTCCAACTCATGCAACTCGCCCTCAATGTGACGACGCATTTGTGGATTAGTTGTTGGATCTTGAAGGATCTCTTTGTCCTTCTCGATATGCTTTTCGATACTTTCCATTAGTACTAACTGCTTGCTTTAGGTTTTCTTCCAAAGGAATCTCTTGCCAAATTACATTTAGTGAATGTTCCTTTTGCTGTGACTTGATGACAAATATCCGTTATAATATATAGACCACCATCTTGATAATCTACTTCTCCGGTTTTTTCTGTCTCAAGTCCAGGTGAATCCATGTAGATAGTATCACCTGCATGTAGTGAAAAATTGCCAGCAATTGTGATGCTTGCTCTCATGGAATACAATTGATTGTATCTCATGATTGATGGGTTTGCAATTTGACCATACTCAAAGTTTTCATCTGTTGACTTGGAAATTTGTTGATCAGAATTACCACTCGGTGCAGTTCCTTTGTCCAATAAGTAATATTGTGTTCTAGAATAATCTTCATTTGTCCCTGGAATATCAAATTCCTTATTACGATATTTTCCTCCTAGATATAAATTTTTACCACCTTTCTTGAGGGAATCCTCCATGCCATTTTCTGAAGTGATTGGTGCTTTTACTTCATAATAGCATGTGAATGGATCAAATAGAACAACTCTATTTGAATAAGTACCCATCTTCAGTTTCTCTTGAACATTTACGTTAACCATTTTTGTTAAATCTAAAACTTTTTGATCATAACCCTCAGGTAATTGATTATTAATATCTGGAGTTTCATTATAAATTAATTTCAATTTTGGTTCTTGTTCTAGAAGTCCATCGATTGATTTAAAGAAGAATCCATCAGCAGTTTCATAGAAAAAATAACCTGCACTTTTTCCAAGACTTTGAGATTTTGCTGATACTGCTTTTCTTGCTAACCAACTTATAGTATAGAAAGATTTTTTGTTATTCCCAAAAAAATTATATTCATTAATACTATCTTCAACATTAACTTTTTTTTCTGTCTTGAGTTTAGATGACATAATATCTTTGACATGATCAGAAATTTTTCCATCATATCTTTTGTTTATTCTAATCTTCTCATTAAGAATATATTCTTTTGAAACCAAATCAATAATGATAATTGACTTTTGAGTTTGACTATCTACAGGAGTTATTTTGTTAACATACAGAATCAACTCTGGTTTATCACCAATTAAATTTTCATTATTGTCTTTAAATTTTATTTTTACTTTTTCTTGTCCCACTAAAGGTAAACCCTCAATCACACTTTTATCGTTAATACTATTACCACTATCAACAAAAGTAATTGACATTTTAATGGTGTCACTCATAATACTTTCAACGTACCTCATAGAGGTCATACCATTTATTATACTTACACTGGTTGCTCCATTATCAACGTTAGAAAATATGTCTATCTGCTCTACGATACCAGGATCTGCAGTTTTAGTAAATACTTTTTGTGCCATTTAATATTACCTCTTGATACTATTTAACCCTGGAATTCTAGGAACTCAAAAGATGAGTGACTCATCTTAGGAATATATGCCTCCCCACCCGTCTGTTCACTCTGATACATCTGTTGTGGTTGTTGCTCTGGTTCTTGGATCATAATGTTTTGAGTTGCACCTAACTCATACGAAGCATAATCTTTAATTGCTTTAAGAATTCCTTCTTTACCTGATGCCTTGTTAATACCAAGTAAAAGATTTCTTGCTGGATTTGTACTATCAACGTCAATAACCATCTCACCAGATTTCAAGAGTGCTGGCACTTCACCAGAACCACCAACTAGACCACCTTTGTGGAACTCAACGTGGAAGTGATTGTGGTGAGCACGATCAGCAAAACTACTAGCAGCCTTTGGAGAGAATGATTCACCACGTCCATGAATAACCTGTGGAACATATGGATCTACATGTAGACCATACTTGTGCAAGAACTTTGAGATATGTGGCCAAAGGTTCTTTTGGTCCTGTGTATATGAACCTGATGTCGCACTGTTTGCACCAAGGTCAAGAGCAACACCTCTGTGGTGACCTGTTCCACGGTGTTTAGCAACAACACCACCATGATCTGGGTGTTCCATTTGTTCTGTTCTTCCAGCTTGTGGATCACCATAGTCACCAATACCTTTACCTCTACCTGCACCAACTGTCTTCAGATAGTGACCAAGACCAGATGCATAAATTTGTTGAGAACTACCTCTTGTTTTTATTTGAGGGAAATCTTTCAGAAGTCTTTGTGCAGCTTCACTTCCTTTACCCTGCTGTACTGGTTCTTGTTGTCCCGATTGTTGTCCCGATTTACCAGTAAAGAGACCAGCTGGATCCCACCATTCCTTTTCTTGTTCTGATTGTTCTGGTTGAACGTTGGGTGTAGCAGGTGTATTTTGACCCACTTGTCCCGATTCAATTTTCTTTTTGTACTCCTGATAATATTTTCTTTTCTTATCCCAACTAGTTTGCGATCCACCAACTGTTCTCAAAGCACTTTCTATGTCGTCAACACCTTGTCCGTACTTCTGTGCTCTTATCATGAAACCTACTGCTGCTTCTGCAGAAACAGTGGGATTGTTCAGTATTTGTAATGGATCTCCTTCAAGATCTCTACCAATAATTTTTCCAATGTCTCTGTAATTTGAACGACCGGTCAGTTGAATGTGACCTCTTCCAATATATCGATATCCATCATCGGGTTTTTCATTCATAACAACATACTTTGGTTGATACACATGATTAAAGAATGCTTCCTTTCCGGCATCAATCAACTGTTGTGCATGTGCTCTATCTCTAAGTCTATCGCGGAAAATTTTGTATGCATTATCAGCATCAATATACATGTCTTCTTCTTTCGCCTGGAAATTTGACTCTCCTTTGACAATTGCCATCAGAACGGCAGGATCACCAGTATACTTGTACTTCTTCATAGCATCCAAAAGATGCTGCTCACCAATCTGTGCTCCCTTCATACTTCCAGAGAATGGAGTACCTGAAGATGTTGTTCCAGTTCCAGGAGTTGTTCCAGTTCCAGGAGTTGTTCCAGTTCCAGGTGTTGTTCCAGTTCCAAGAGTTGTTCCAGGTCCCAGTTTAGGATTAAAGTCTCTAGTTCCCTCTTTTTTCATGAAGGTACTGAAACTCTTTTCAGCCCACATAGAAAGGTCCATAGCATTAGATGAACTCTCTACTTCACCACCTTCATTATAAGCAAACATTCCTTGTTTGATTTCATTTGCACCTATTCCATCATTTACAAGGAGGTTTAATCCCATTCCAACACTCTTAAAGTCTTTTTGATCCGGTCTTCCTCCTAAAATAATTTTAGAAGTAACTCTTAAAATAGGTCCAAAGTAATCATTCTCCCCTAACTTATTACCAACCTCCCTTGTTTTTTCAGCAAGTAATTGTCCAGATGGATCTAACTTCGACTCTTTACCTGTTCCTGCCCATCCAAGAAAATCCCACCAAGCTCTTCCTTTATTTTCTTTTGCTTTTTCATCATCACCTTTCCTCGTCATCGCAGGTAAATCTTTCAATGTAGTTCTTGGTGGTTTCGTAAGAACTAATCTTTTTCTTTTTATTGATCGTTTTGCTTTTCCTTTTGATCCCTTAACCTTACCACCCTCAGAATAATTTTTCATCATCTCTGCTTGAGCTTCCTTGTCACCAAAGATGTTTCCAAGATCTCCTTTCTTGAAAAATTGTCCTACCAATCCAAGAGTCATCACATTATACAACTCTCTTAAACTTTCACGTACTCTGGCGTCAAACTTAGCAAGATTTTTTCTTTGTCTTTTCATTCCTTCGGTGTCACCCGTAAGGCTCATAATACCAAAAAGAGCTAATTCAACTGCATATCTAAATGGAGCTCCAACAAGATCTAAAGCATTACCAAAGAACTGCAACAAAAAGTCATTACCTTTAGCAAGTAGCAAACCAGCACCAAAAAATAATTTCAAAGGGTTGAACCAACTAGTCCTATCAAACGCTTTTTGAGCATTTTCCACATTTTTTTTACCAAGTTTCCTTATTTGAAAAACACCCTCTCCAAGAGCAGATGAAAGCAGTCCTGCACCAGCAACGATAGCAATAACAGCTCCAAGACCAAGACCACCCGCAGTTCCAGCAGTTGCGGTGGCACCACCACCAGCTGTAGTGCCAGTAGCAGCAGCGGCAGTTCCCTTTGCTGCAGCAGCACCTTTAGCAGCAGTGACACCTTTAGCAGCACCCTTCCCTTTTATAAAATCTAAGAGTCCAGGTCCACCATCACTACCAGTAGCAGCAGTTATTGCAGCATCCAGGGTAGCTGCGGTTACTAATGTAAATGCAACGTTGACGAGACTTAATGCCTTATCAAAGTTCTCTGCTAATGCATTACCTCCTATTGTTTTTAAGAATCCTCGCGTAGCATCATATGCATTATACCCAAACTCAACCATTGTACCAAAAGCATTGACTAATGCTATTCCAACATCCGATAAAAATGTGGTGATTCCATCAATAGCCTTTACAATTCCAACTAACATAGGAGCAAAGTCCACCATCTTAGTTAAGAAGATTGAAAGTATAATATTACTAATGAATCTCTTAATCCATCCAAAGACCCCTAGTTTTGGAACAGATGGCATCTTTAATTTTTTCTCTGGTTTTTTATCTTTAGTCTCTAATTTCTGTTCTTGATTTTTTCTAGCATCATCTTTATCGTCTTGCTTCTTCTGTTTTAAATTAAAAACATCTGCTGCATATACGTTAAGTACAATACCCTCAATTGCTAAAAGTTTTTCACTAATAATAGCAAGATAATCATCCTTCACAACCTTGCTAGTGGAAACCTGTTTAATAGGTGCTAATGCTGCTACGGGAGATTTAACTAAAGCACCACCTTTTTTCTGTGGTGATTGTTGCCCCTCACCCTCTACTCCCTTCACTGCATCAGGGGTTACTTTAGTTTTCTTACCTTTGATAAAGTTTGTGGCAGCACCTTTTGCAGCACGTTTTACTAGTCCACCACCCATTGATCTCATTCCTGCCCCTAATAATGCTGGTAACATATCTTATCTCCTTAGAACCATGCTGGAATACCAAAGATATTAAACTTGGATTTATCTCCATTACCAGCACTAATGTTTGGAGTAACGGATCCTCCACGATCAGTCATTGGGTTTGATGAGTTATTACTACTTGATGGTAATTTAGTAATATTAACAGGAGAATTCTGCGGTGGAGGTGGAGCAGAAACTTTTGGTTGTTGAGTTGGTGCGAAACTAAGTTTCTTTTTAGTTTCCTCTACCTTTGCAGCTGCTGCAACTTTAGGATCTTTCAGCGCCTCTGTATAATTTTTATAATATTGTCCTGTAGTAGATGAGTAGTATGCATCCTTACCACCCATTAGCATAGCCATCGTTGATTGTCTCTTCTGCTGTATTTTCTTTGCACCAGCAGCAACAGCAGGATCTTTCAGTGCTGCAGCATAGTTAGCGTAAGTTTTGCCAGTGGTGCTGGAATAATACTTACCTTTCGATGCAGCATATGCCTGGTTGTTTTTGATCTGCTGAGCAGTGAGTTTTGGTTTTTCGGGTGTTTTTTTATCAGTTCCCATCAAAGATTCTGGGGGTATTTTACTTCCCCCAAAATCAGAACCTCTGCCTGACATGAAAGGCAAATCTCTCTCACCACCAAGAACTGTATCAACTTCACCTGAACTTTTAAATGGATTCAATAAGTAGAGTGCTTGGAGTGATTGCTGAAGATCATACTTCTTCGCCTCTTCACCAGTGATCGCACTCTTCACTCCACGATATAAACTTCCAATTTTAAGAGGAAGTCCACTCATCGCGATGTCTGCAACTTCTAAGTGAGTTGCTTTACGTTTTTTATTTGGGTCATTTTCATCCTTCTTCTCAAACCAATCAAAATCATACTTATCTTCAACACGATATCCACCACCTTCTTCTTCACTTCTTTTCTTAGCCCAAAACTGTCCGAAAATTCTCCTAGCATTATCAGCAGATTCTGTCATATTTTTTGGATCATTACCATCAAAGTAATCTTGATACTTCACTTGTATCTTTCCTTCTTCTAGTTTTTGCAAGAAGCTTCTTTCAATAGCTAACGCTCTTCTCCCTTCTTCGGAGGTTTCATATCCTTGTGCAACATATCGTGCTACCTTTGCTCGTTGCGTTTCTAATACATTTTTCTGTCTCTTTTTTGCTCTTTCGACTGCGAGCAACAATTGTTTTTCAGATTCTTCTCCAAAATCTGCTTCGGTTATTGGTTTAGAAGTGCCCAACATTTGACTAAGATATATCAATCCAGAATCTAAAAATGTCTGTCCTCCAGGTCCGGTTAAGTTTTCAATAAACCCTTTTTCATTACTACCAACTCTCTCACCAGGACTCTCTGGAATCAGAGGTTCTTTTGGTCTTGATTTAGGTGGTTTAGGTTGTGATTTAGGTGGTTTAGGTTGTGATTTAGGTGGTTTAGGTGGTTTAGGTTGTGATTTGGGATCGGGTGTGCGTGTGGAATCAGGTGTGGAATCAGGTTTTGAATCTTTACCTCTTCCTGGGAGTCTTACTCTTCCTCCAGTGCTTTGACCGAGTATTCTATCAATCGCTCCAAGGGGATTACTCAATAAAGATCCAGTATCATACCCACCTTGAGGGCTTCCAGTTCCAGCACCACGTCCTCTTTTTCTTCTATTTCTATCTTCTGGAAATATGCCTCTATTCTGAAAATCTTCATCAGAAAGATATGCATTAGGATCATTAAAAAATGCTCTTCTAGCTTTGATGCCAGTCGGATCAAGAAGACTATCACGAAGTGATCTGACTTTTGCCTGATTAGTTAAAGCATCAAGTCCACCACCACCGCCACCCAATTGAGGGAACCCAATCAATCCACCAGGACCTCCAGCACCACGTCCTCTATTCTTAAAATCCTCATCAGTAAGATAATTTTGTGGATCGTTAAATTGTTTCTTCTTAAAGTTAAACAAAAAAGGATCACTGAGAACTGAACCAATCGTTCTTGCTTTTGCTTGTGAAGTTAAAGCATTAGTACCACCACCACCTCCACCCATGCCGGGTAGACCAACCATTCCACCACCAGCAGCAAGTACC